TGTGTGTGCGCTGTGAGGAAACTTACAGTCAGTTTCTATACGGGGCGCCTCACGCAGAGGACCTCGCGGAATACGTTGTTCCGAATAATGCGTCAGCGTTCTTTAACGTGAGAACTCAGTTCCCTAGAAAGGTGGCTGAGATTCTTCTCCGTGAAAGAGAACTTGAACTGGCGCATATTGAGCTTGCCCCACCTAGTGTGGAAGAAACTGTTGCCTTTAAAAAGCTAATCCAGGAAGGAGTAGCAGGAGACGCTAAGGCTCTCCGTTCGGCGGCAGATCTTCTACATCAGATGAAGGATAAAGCTGGTCAAAATCAATTAGCCTCTCGAAAGATGGCACTATTGAATCAGATCCAGCGAATCCGTACAGGCTTAAACTCTACTAAGGCAGATGTTGTGGCAATCCAGTTGACCATGAGCAGACCGCTCCTGGTCGCAGGAAAGTCATTTTACATCCCCCCAAAAGAGCATGAGTTGCATTCCGCAGCGAAGTCTATACTTCTCTGTTCCTGCAACGTCCTCCAAAAGCAAACAAAGAAAGACTCACCTTTTTCTAAAGAATATGTCATGACAAACATCATTAGAAAAGGTATCTCTCCCTATACGCTCAACGATCGAGATTTCTTTGATATGATTCAATGTAACGGACAGTTCTTACAAACTGCATCGTTTCACGCTCCTATCAAATACGACTCTTCATCGGTTGAAGGCGGATTGATTGGGTCTAAAGTCGCAGAGTCTTACGCGTTGATCGCGCAAAACTTAGCAACTGAAGATCAAATTCCATCTGTTCCTGGAAAGAAGAAACGTGGCGATTGGGTTCAAAAAATTCCTACGGTCTTTCTCGAATCACTAAAAGCTATTATCAAATTTCCAGGACAATTTCAGGTCACCGATCTTCCGGCGAAAGTTCAAGAACAACTACGCAAGTATGTTGACGAAGAACTTCCAGAAGAAGAATGGTTAACTAAATTCGTGGAACATTATGCTTCTCTTCCATTACGAAAAGTGCATGATATTCCAAAGAAAATACTTGACTCTTGTTATAATTGGGCAGTTCCAACGGGCTTAATCACCCCTATCGGAGCTTCCGAACCATTAAGGAGAGACGAGGTAGATAAATGGTGGGCAGCAATGCCTCTATCTTGCCAAGCTCTCTTATTTTTCCCAGAAAGTCCTGCTGAGGTCTATCAAAAGATCGAATACGGCATAATCACCGATTCGAACTATGAAAAACTTTCGCATGACAATTATCCATCTAGGATCAGAGCATACTTTGAGAAACTCGGTCTGCGATATCTCACTCCCGCTGAAAACTCAGCGATTGGAGAGATTGCAAAACGACTTTCTGATAATGGTGTGAAGGGGATTTTCGACAAGCATGGGAAAGTGATTCCTTTGGTTTCACAAACCCATCTTAGAACAAAAGCCCTAAACACACTATCAAAGTTAAAGCGTATTTCTACAACCTTTTTCAAAATGATTAGGGATGGAGAGAACGCTCAATCTTTCTTGCGAAGGGTTAACGGGCAACCGGAGGCGCTTGAGAATATTTCTAAATTTCCCGAGCATCTCTGGCGGTCCAAAAACTCGCCTCTCTTAAAGAAGTGGGTTGTTAAATTTTTACATCAAAAGTCAGAAATGCCTCTCGACGTAAAAGTAAAAGGGCTTCTCGACGGAAAGATAACTGAAAAGAATGCTTTTCAGAAGGTCTCTCCTAAGAAAGGACCCAAACCTCTCAATCCTCCTAAATCTGCCGCGGCTGCTCAACCCAATGTTGAGGACAACGGTAAAAAAGGACGAAAGAAGAAGGGTAAGGGTGATGATAAACCATCTCCTGACACAAGAAAGGGCGGCAAGCTTACGGATCGTTTGGATCGACTCGAAGAGCTCATCGTCTCAGTTGTGGAAGGAATCGCGGGATCCTCGAGAGCTAGGAATGCTCCTAGCAGACTTGGGGACCTTCTTCGTGACGCTCTCTCTCAGTAGAGGGCATCATATGGTTAGTTGGCCAGCTGACCATAGATTTATAATAACCTGGTCAAAATGTCTTGTCTTTCTTAGGGATCTTTTCAATCAACACGGAGCTTATGCAGTCCGTGAAGAATTCAAAAAAATCTCTGATAAAACAAGGATATATTGGTTAGATAATTTATATATCGAACCAACAAATCCTCTAGAAAGACTTGTCAACGAAACTGGATTCGATGCGTACTCGCAATGGTCTTATTTAAAAAGAGGTTTAGGCCTCCCTGGCCAAGTCACTTGTGACGAGGCTGAAAAGGAGGCTATGGACCGATTCTTTGAAGCGCCCACTGCGAGGCCGTCGTTCGAAAACATTTCAGCCGTATCCGATACTTTAGATCGCTGGTATGCAAACTTCCGCAATGTGCGGCAGATGCATAAGCGAACCGAGAAGATTCCTTATCCGGTTTCTTCTTCTTCTGCAGCTATCGGATTAACGCGGTCGAAAAAGGGGCAGAGGAAGTTCCTTAGGGATTTATACTTATTCCTTAAGAAACGTCCAAATCCTTTCAGACCATCAGAGTTTAGTTCCGATATAAATGAAGATCGACATCGAACGTTATCAAATTGCCTAAGCTATCTTGATCGTCCATTGTTAGATCATCATTGTTTCGATTTGAACTGTAAAAACCCTGAGTTGCATTTCCCGTTTGCGATGCAAGCTATACCTGAGTCTGGTGCTCGAGTACGGTGCGCATCTAAACCTTGGGTATCTCTCGTATATATGACTGAAGGAACTCAAAAACGTCTCCTACAAGGAGCGAAGCGAGATCCAATCGCGGGACCTATACTAAGAGATAAATTGGGCTCAATGAGATCAATTGTCAACAAGCGTTACATTAATTCTGTGGATTTCTCAGCCGCGACTGATAACTTCCCACATGAAGTAATGACACACTTCCAAAACATTTCTATGGAGGTGAAGAAGTCAGATAGATACTTAGAGGCGCCATATATATTGAAGTCTTTTGGGGCTTCAAGATTATGCGATTCTGAGGGTGTTAAACACCTGACTCTCCACACTCCACAAGAAATTGCAAGAATCTTCTTTGATCAGAACGAGTTTAAGGCAACCCGGGAACAATTTATGTATCCCCAATCGACCGAACTCTCTGCATCTCTCCTTAATATCGTTCATCGGTTCGCTGAACACAACTTACCGAAGTACGAAGAAGGCCTAGAAGAACTTAAAAAGGATGTCCATAAGTATGTGACCACTCCCCACCCATATAATATCTACGATATTAATGAGAGCGGGGAGCGAGCAGACTACGATGCCAAATTTCAAGACTTTTTCCATCATAACTATGACGGTATTCTTGAGAAATGGATGGAGCACTATAGAGAAATCCTTTATTCCGTTCCAGGAAAACTCACAAAGAAAGGACAACACATGTCCCTTCCACTTTCGTGGATGTCTTTGGCGGCGTTAAATACGACCTCTGTTTATCAACAGTGCGATCGTCCCGAATGGTTGAAGGACCGAGTTGGAAGATTATTCTCCCAAATAGGTCATTCTCCGTTTGATACTGGAATAGAGCTTGAAGAGAAGCAGGTCCCTCCTTACCTTCGAAGAAGATTCTTAAGAAGGAATGGAAAGTATCTACTTAACTCAGAGGTGGACCATACGATTTCGAACCAAAAGAACGATTTCATACGTCGTCACGTGCCCAATTACAAATGCTATGCCTGTGAAAATGAGGATTTAGTCAACTCACTTGAAGGCAATGACCTTTATGAAAAAGGTATGCATCTAATTGAACGCGAGACGGGGTTAACCTCTATTACTTTAGGAGACGATGCTGTGCATGCATCAGATCAACTAGAGAAAATAGAGGCGGTCCGTCAGTTTACTGAAGATTTCGGATGTAAAAAACATCCCCTAAAGGATGTATTATCAGAACGATATCCCGGTAAACCGGCGCGGATGGTGATTGGTGAATATCTAATTGAAGACAATCAATTTGTAGAGTGTCTTCGACCGGGTATGATAAGCCAAGCACACATCCCTCCAGAATTTCAATGGAGAAGGATCGGTTCCTTTAGATCTTCCCCGATATATTATTGGCACCCCTTAAAGGAGTCAATAAATAACATCGAAGAGTACTTCCATTGCGAGAAACTCGCAAAAATGGAAAGACTGAACCTTCCTATTGGCATCCCCAAAGATATGGGCGGATTTGGACTTAATTGGCCAATTCACCCGTATCATTGGAAGATGTATAACGATCTCTTATCATGTTCCCCCTCCGAATTCTTTCGGAGGTTGAATAAAATAAGGGATGCTTACAATCCCCGTCCTGAGAACGTAGCATGGCGAGTAACATTGTCAATGTTAGACCCGTTTATCTCTTTGTCGACGGAAGGCATGAGCAGAAAGAATTTCATGGAGCTGATACAATCAGAACTCCCTGAATATCAATTCTGGTCTGATGGAAAAGACTTAGTCGAATCCTCTGTTCAAATTCATAACGAATTCGTCCTAAAGGAAGACGGAACTAATCCGGCCTATTACGATTGGGACAGGTTATATACTGCTATTCGCACATATAACTCATCCTTGACCTTTGATGCAACTCAGACTAGGCTGAGACGCTTACGAAGGGAATACTAAGAGCATGCCCTGCGCGTGCCATGGTTGG